CGGGTTCTCGTCCTTCGTCGCGAACTGGCAGGTCGAGTGCAGCGCCTTCCCATCCACCGTCTCGGACAGTGACTTGCCGACCGGCAGGTCGCTGCTGTCATGAGCCCAGAGCACCACCGGGTTCTTTCGGTAGTTGCTGAGTTGCCAGCCCGACAGGGAGATGACGTCGTTCTCCCGGTCTTCGGAGGCGGTGGAGATGACGAAATCGACGGTGCGCGCCGCCTCGTCGGTGATCTTGGTACCGAAGGCGCCGGTCTTCACCAGCACCATGCCGGACGTGTCGGCGGCGGATTTGGCCGCGCGCTTGAACTCGCCGGCCTCAACCAATTGGGGCTTGGGCATTGAGGTTCCTCAGTCTTGCAGGTGGGGCAGCAGGATCTCGGCAACAGCCGCGGCAATGTCGCTCACGGACATGCCTGCCGCGCCGGCTGCCGCCAAGTCGCTGTTGGGCGCGGTGTTGACCGGATAGAAGAATTTTTCGCCATCCGCGTACGGGTTGAGCCCGATGCGCTCGCGGATTTCATTCGGGTTCACCGCCGCGCAGCTAAAGCCCTTCGACATCGCTTCCAGCAGGCTCTTGAGGTCTCCGCGCTCCAAGTTGGAGATGTCATGTTCGAAGAAATACTCGTCGTCATCGTCTTCAAGCAGCAGGTCCCGGTCACAGCTCTGGGCGATGTTTGCGAAGTGCTCGTTCAGGGTGAACTTGATGAAGCCGAGCGTCATCTGCTCGATGCCCGTTCCCCAACTGGTGGATTTCGTCGTGGCTCCGAGAAGGTGCGGCGGAACGCCATAGATGCGGCCAATGTCTTCGACCTGGAACCCGCGCAGCTCCAGCCACTGGGCTTCGTTCGGCGGGATTCCGATGCGCTCATACTTCGCGCCGTTGGCCAGCACGGCCGTTCTATGGGCGTTGGCTGGGCCTGAGTAGTTGACCGCCCACTGAGCCGCGATACGGCGCTGGGCGTCCTCACCGAGCTGCCCTGGCACAGACAGCACGCCGGACATCGCAGCGCCGTTTGCGAAGAACTGGCTACCGAACTGGCGCGCGGCGATGGCGTCACCGATGGCCTCGGCATGCACGGCGATGGGCGACATGCCAAGGTACGGGTTCACCGCACCCCAGCGGAGGTGAAACATGTTGTCGCCGGTAACGCGGAACCGTTCGGTGCCGTACCAGATGCTGAATTCATAGATCGGCGTGCCGTCGAAGGCTCGATAGACCCGGACCAGCGACGGATGAACCGGTAGAAGCGCCACAACGCGCCCACGCCCATCCCGCTGGATGAAGGCGTAGGAGTTGCCGTGCTGCAAAAGCCACGTCATCAGCAGGCGCCAGAACTCCAGGCGCGTCATCCATCCATTCGGGCGACGGCACACGACCCGGTAAAGAGGGTGCTTGATCGCCCGTTCCTTGCCGTTGCCGACACGGCGGTAGAGCATCAGTGGCGCCGTCGAGATCGTGCCGGACACCAGCGAGATGCTGCGCCACACCGAGGTCACCCGCATGGCCGTCTCAGCGTTCACCACCGGCCCAGCCGTGGACCCCGAACCCATTCCCGCAAACGCGAATCCAGCATGGAGGCCCGTCTGCACAGCCGGTGGAGCGGCGGGCACAGCCGGCGCTGCCGCCCTCACCACCCGCGACGGAGCGGCGACACGGATGCGTGGAAGCTCGGTCATGTGTCGTTAGCCCGCGAAAATGAGGTCTTGGGTTTCGTAGGGCGACAGCCGGCAATGTTCCGGTGGCTGCGGATTGCGCGACATCAGCGTCACCGCGTCGAAGGTCGCCATCAGAGGGTCGATCTTCCCGGCCCCGGACGCCTGCTTGGTGATCATCACCGCGTTACCACGCTGCTCGGACTTCGCATTGCCCACGGCCCAGGCCATGATCGGCTGGTCGCAGTGGACGAGCGTGAGGTCGACCAGCTTCCTCTCCGCCGTCTTGATTGCTCCATTGAGCGTGTAACCCTGCGAGACACCGACGACGCGGTTCTTGCCGGTGGAGTCCTGCTCCCCACCAATCCCCTTATCCGCCGCAGCATCCACGATGGCCCCGACGCCAGCGGGGTCCAAGCCGACCTGCGCCAGTAGCCCCGCATCATCGACTTCCTCGAGGATGCTCACGAGCTGCTCCACGTCGTCCGGAAGGCTGTCGACCAGCGTCAGGTCGCCGGTCTTCACCATGTCCATCAGCGTGGACGCCTCCGCCTTGCGCAACTCCAGCACCGACTTGTGCGCCCAGGCGTGCACCCAAAGCAGCCATTCGCGGGTCAGGCGGTCCCGGCCCAGCAGGGCAAGCGCCAGGAGGTCATCGAGACCGCCGCCGTCGATGCCGGCCACGACCACGTCCGACCGCCGCAGGATTTCATCCTTGGTCAGGCTCGGATCACCGGCCAATTCCCAATGATCGGCGCCCACCCAGCGGTTGGTGCGCAACCGCAAACCGACCTCGACATTGAAGTGCTGGGACGCCAGCAGCGCGAGTTGCGCAGGGCCTTCGCGCTCGGCCTTCACCAATTCGTTGACCAGGAAGTCAAGTCGAACCGATCGGCCCATGTTCGGGTTGACCAGCGGCCAGTATTCCGACTGCTTCCAGCCGTTCCCATCCTCGCCCATAAGCCGGTCCGGCAGCTCATAGATCACCGGCAGGAGCGGCAGCTTCAGCTTGCCGTCACGGACATCACGCGCCGTCGCCAGCTCCGACTTGAACACTCCAACCGGCGGCTCCTTCGACTGGGTCGAAATCTGGATCATGAAGCCGTCCGGCCGCGCCGCCAGCGCGCCCCGGATCTCGACGAAGATGTCAGCCGCCTTTGGCTTCTTCGCGAACACGTGCGTCTCATCGACCAGGATGCCGGTCGACTTCGATCCGGTGATGGTGTCGGTGTCGGCCGCTTTGATCTCCAGCGTCGCCTTGCTGTTGCGGTGCGTGATTTTCCGAAGATGCTCCTGCGGGTGGAATATCTTCTTCAGCTCCTCGTCCGCATCGATGATGCCCGCTGCTTGCTTGAAAGCAATGTCGGCAATCTTCTTCGTTGGAGCGATCAGAAGAAATTCCGCGTTTGGTCTTCGGTTGACGATCAGAGCGACCACCATCAGGGCGGCGGCGTACGAACTCTTCCCATTTTTTTTGGGGACCAGGAGAAACACTTCCTGGATCATCCGCCTGTTCGTCGTCGTGTCATACGACCCAAACAGCGTTTCCACGATCCGGCGAAACCAGTCGCCCGCCCCTTCGGCCATCGTCGGCGTGCCGATCACGTCGGGCAGCCGCAGGCGGTTGAAGATTCGCAGCGCCCTTTCCGCCTCCATCTGAAACAGCGGCAGTTCCGGTACCAGAGCCTTACCCAATAGCAATCGCTGCTCCCAATCCGGGCAGGACGTGTCCCAGACCGATGCAGCGACCATGGGATCGGACATCAGTTCACCCGACCGTTGAACGCGAGGTCGTCACCCCACTCGGTACCGGTCCCAGCCGTGACGGCAGCCTCCTGCGCCGCCTGCTTCTTGCCAACGGACTTCGGCTTCGTCGTCTTCACCGGCTTCTCCTCCGGCTCGTCCCCGAAGTTCGGGAAGCTCGGAACGTCCAGGCCAGCCACCTTCACCCACAGGCGCTGGGCACTGACGTTTCCAGACAGAGCCTGCTTGTAGATTGCCTGGATCACTGCCGCGTTGCGCTTGGACTTGCCGGTCTTAAGCTCCTGGGCGAAGTGCTTGCGAAGCGTGCCTCTGGCGATGTCCAGCGCCGCGGCGATGTCCACCTCAGACACCTTCGCCGCAGCCAGGATCGAAACCTGCCGACGTTGTGCCGGCGTCGGCTTGAACTCCGGACGAGCCATGACCGAACTCCGGATTCCTGTCTAAAAATCAACCGGCCGAAATTCTCAGGACGATCGGAAAAATTCTCCGCATGACACCCAGACCGGTTGGGCCCCCAAGCCGCCCTGGAGAATTGACCCCCTTACCCCCTCGGGCCAGGCCGGTACACCGTGGCCATCCGCTGCGCCCTCGCCTGTGCGGTCTTGGCGGCGTGGCACCCTCCCCGCCCACCATCCGCCCGAGGCCTGCCGTTGCCCCCCGCACGAGCACACAGCAGCTCAATGTTCGCGGGGTCCAGTTCGGCGCCGCCATCCTTCCGCTCGACCTTGTGGTCTCCGATCAGCTTGACCGAGCCGCCGTCGTCCTCGTGCGTCTTGCCACAGCGCTCGCAGCGACGCCCTCGGGTGCGGATCAGGCTGGCCACGAGCTTGCGCCACTCGATCGACAGGTAGAACCGGTCGGCTTCCTTCGGCGGCAGGGCGGCAACGCTCACATCGAGCTTGGCAACGCGCGGCGGCAGGCAGGAGAGGCGTCTTCCCATGACCGGCAACCTCCAGAAATGACAAAGCCCCGCCCGGATCTCTCCGGCGGGGCTGTGACACGAATAGCTCGTGTAGGCTGTCTACCCCTTTTTCGCGGAGCCCGTCAAGCCCCTTCACCCCATGGGCATGTAGGCGCCTTGAACCCAGTCAGTCGGAACTCCCTCAGCGGCACGCCCACGAGCTGCCCGAGCAGCATCATCATGCCGGCATGCCACTCTGCGTAGGTTTCGTTGACAGCCCGGATCTCCGTCAGGCTCGGTTCCTCCACGAGGGGGCACCAGCGCACGAACACCCGACGCTGACCGTCCGTCCCATAGTCGAACCGAAACCCGCGCTCAGCGGCATCGATCTCGCTGCGCCCGTGACGGTCCACAATCGGTCGCCCGGCGGCCATCATGCGCCGCGCAATCACCGACCGCTCGGGTGTCGGCTCCCATTCGCCCTCAATCCGGCATCTGTTCCCCCGCCCTGCTCCCGACTTGGCGGGCATCGCCACCAGCCGCTGCTTCCCGCTCTCGAAGTCCGGGCGATACCCGGCGCGGGCGTAGTGCAGCACCAGCCCCCTCCGACGCAAATCGCGAACACGGTTGACCGCGGCCATGACCGCTTCTGCGTCCGGATGGGTGCGGCTCGACAGCGTGCGGAGGAGGCCTCCGCCATCGACCTGGCAGCCGAGGTTGCCTCGACGCAGCATGGTCGCCACCCCGTCCGTCGAGACCAGCGGGCGGCGGCTCAGGTGTGGGTCAACCTCCCGCTCGATGTCGAACAGACCAACGTCGTCGCAGTCGGCGCGCTGGGTCTTCACAGCCCAGATCACTAGCGTCTCCAGGTCCACTCGGCGGGCCGTCGAGCTGGCGCTCATCGCGCACCCCCAGCCTGCGCAGGCTTGGCAACCACGCTGACCTCGACCGACTGCGCGCCCCAGGCGGTGCGCAGCTTGTCGGTCAGGTTGGCGACGATCCAGTCGTGGACGTAGCGCGTCGGTGCCTCGACGGTCACCACGCCGTCGCACTCGGCGACCCGGCATGGCGCAACCCAGGACGAGAACTCCTGCGCCGTCAGGTGCCCGGCATACGGGGTCGGCGGTTCCGGCAGTCGGCTCCCTCCCCCCGACGCGCCGCGACCGGGCCGGGCGTTGGCGATGGCCGACCGGACGTCGGCGTCGAGGACGGCGCGCAGGCTGCGGGGCGGCCCACCGTCGCGATCGGCCAAGCGCTTGAACTGGCGCTGGACCTCCGCAGCCGCGGCGTCCGCCGCCTCGGCGGGCTTGAGCCCACGGGCGGTTCCGGCGTTGATCCAGTCCGCCAGCAGTTCCTCGTCAGCCGGCGTCAACGGCCGGTCGGGCAGGTCGAACCAGCGCTCGTACGCCTCGGCCACGGAGCGGCGGATGGCGCTGACCGCCTGGGAAACCCCTGGATCATCGCCATCGGCGGGCGGGCTGGGCTCGTCTCGCGCGGGTGCGCGGGGCCTGCCAGCCGAGGATTCTACGATTCCAGTACTAGACTCCCGTCCCGTCCCGTCCCGTCCTGTCCTGTCGCGCGCAACTGTTGGGACCTCGTTACGTTGGTCGTTACGGTCATCGTCACGTTGCGCGTTACGTGCATCGTCGGCGGCATCGTCACGATCATCGTTACGGGTTTCGTCGCGGCCCTTTTTCCGTGCTTCAGTGGCCTTCTTTGTGCGGTCGTGACGTTTGGTCAGAGCCTCCCATGCGCGCATGGCATCTTCAGCGAGAACCCGGTGATAGAGCCTGCCGTCGCTACACAGGACGAACCCGCGCAGGGCCATGTCCTTGATCTTGGCCCAGCGCTGGGGCGACACGCCGGCGAAGCTCGCCAGGATGGTCGGGTTGTTGGGAAGGCTGGCCGCCGGCCGCTGTTGCCACGCTCGGCACCAGAGGGTGACCGCGGCCTTGAACTCGTCACCGCTGGACAGGGCCAGCAGCTCGGAGGAGAGGACGCGTCGCGTGTCCAGCATAAAGCCGTCGAGCTTCGCGATGTCGACCTCTGCCGGAACCAGAGGATGGGGAAGGTTCTCGGTCATGATCACGCTTCCTCCAGCTCGAAAATCCGCAAGCCCCGGACCTGCGCCCGCATCAAGGCCGCGTCATCGGGCAACGGATGGAACCCACGCCGCGCGAAGGCGGCCGGATGGGCGGTGCGGACCAACACGAAGTGGTCAGGCGCGGCGCCGTGGCGGATCTGCGTCAGCGCCGCATCGAGGAGGCGCCCACCCACGCCGTGCCCCTGATGACGGGGCGACGTGCCCCAATAGGCGATCTCCCAGCCCAGCGCCGAGATGAAGGCGGAGCGGTAGGCCACCACGCCGACGATGTCGCCGTCGACCACCGCCACCAGCACGTTGGAGCCGTGCGGGCAGATGGCAGCCGTCGCGTCGTAGAGCATCCTGCGCAGGGCCGATTCGCCGTAGCGCGAAGGCACCGTGCCGTCCGTCCGGCGGTGGCAGGACTGGAGGAGGTCAATCACCTCCGGCACGTCGTCGCGGGTCAAGGCGCGGATGGAGACGTTGCGGGTCAGCGCGGTCATGGCTCACCTCACCAGCAGCGGCTGCACGGAGCCGTCGCCATAGATCATGTCGAGGGGGACGTCGCCGGTCGGTTCGTCGGGAGATTCACCCATGCAACCGCATGAGCCAAAGTCGGTCTTGTCGAAGCCGCCGCCTGCCTCCAAACGCAGGCGGAACGCCTCCAGCGTGAGCGTCCTGGTCACGCCACCGCGCCGGTCCTTCAGGATCGACACGTCTCCCAGGATCAGCCGGATTGCCTTCTCCTTCGCCTCGTGGAAGGCGTAGACGGCTGGCCTCGTGCGCAGCAGCAGGGCAAAGAATGCCTGCCCGGCCTTGATGCAGAAGCCGCCGCAGTTGTTGTGTGGGAACCCGAGCCGGTACAGTTCGACCGCAATGCCGAGCGCAAGCAACTCGGAGTACAGATCCACCTTCCAGTCCGCCGGCAGGAAGGGCGCCTCGCACAGCGGGGCCTCGCACCGATACCCGGTTCGCGCGTAACGGGCCTGCGCCTCAATGAACCGATGCTCCTCCGTCCAGTCCATGCCCAGGTAGACGGTAGTCACCGCGGGGTCACGGTTGGCCTTGAGCCAGCGGTCGGCGACGTCCCGCTTCAGTTCCTTGCTGCACAGATCCACGCGGCTGTTGCCCAGGAACTTGCGCTCGAAGAACAGCGTCCAAGGATCGCGGCCATCGGCAAGCCAGACGAGCTGCGGCACAGCCAGAGCCATCGCCTGCCGAATTTCTTCCAACTGCTGGGCGCGACGGGCCGGGTCTTCGTGATACTCCGGCAGAGCATCGATCAGGGTCAGGATATGGGCCGCCGAGTTCGAGCCCTGCCGGTCGAACGCCGTAAACGCCGTAAGCGCGAGCAGCTTGTAGCAGTCCCGGTGCTCGATCAGCGTGTCACAGAACAGCAGCGTGAGGTGGTCGGTGCCAACGCGCTGGACGAGCCGTTGGACGGCCTTGAAGGTGCCGCCTCCACCGCTCGCCATGAAGACGTGCTGATCCGGACCGAAAATGCCGGAGAAAAATGGATGGGCTTGGGCGCGGGTCACAGCCCACCTCCCGCCAGCCGGCGCCGGGCCGAGGTGGTGAGGTCCACCGCAAGCGCCAGGGCGTCGAGCGGCTCCAGTTCGACGCCCTGCAGTTTGCCGTCGGCGCCGATCAGCGCGAGCACCAGCAGCTTACCGGGAACGTCGAGGATCACCGGGCGCGCTGCCGGTTCGGTCTGAGTTTCGCGGTGCATCACACCACCTCCAGCAGGCTGTCGGCCGGCGGCGTCGGGCGGCGCCGAGCCGCCGGCTTGGCCGATGTCGTCGCCTTCAGCTTCGCCGGCAGGGCCTCAGCCTCCATGAGGTCGAAGAGGGACGGCATGGACACCTCCCGCTCCATGGCCTGGAGGTACTTCACGCCGTCGAGGAAATAGCCCGTGTGCAGCTCGGACGCCCGGCCCCGACGCTTCAGCTTCAGCGCGCGGTAGGGCACCGTCATCAACCCGCCGAAGGGGTCGAACACCTCGTCGCCGGGGTTGCTGTAGCGGACAATCAGCCGGTCCACGATGTCGAACTGGAGCGGGCAAACGTGCATCTCCAGCCCGCGCTTGGACTGCTCGCCGTTCAGCGTCAGCATGCGATTCACGTCGTGCCAGATCGCATCCGACCAGCTGCCCGGCGCGAGGCTCATGAAGCTGCTGGGCAGGGCGCCACGCGCCGCTAGGGCCTCGCCGATCCGGACGTGGGCCTCGAAGTCGTAGACCGCCTGCAGGGTCGCATCGGTGAAGGCCTTCGCCAGCACGTCCGGCCCGAACCCCTCCAGCTCCTCCGCGGTCAGGAAGCGGTTTCCGCTCGACCGCCAGAAGGCGTGCGCGTCAACCTGCCAGCGGGCGAGGCTGTATTCCTCCAGCGTCTTCGTCACCGGGGAGTCCGCGTAGCCCTTGGATCGGTCGCTCTGCGGCTTGCGGAAGATCAGCACGTATTCAGGGCACCCCTGCCCCATCTTCGTGCCGTCCTTGCGAAGCTCCTTATACGTCAGGCGATAGGTCTGGTTGTTCTCCCGCACCACGTCGGTCAGGACGATGTGCATGCCCAAGTAGTCGAAGCCGTGCCGCATGTAGTGGAAGATCGCCTCGGCATGGAACGGGCTGACCGTAGGCACGCCCTTGCCTGTGACATTGCCGAAGACGATCCGGTCCTTGACGTGGATGCAGGCCAGCCGGCCCGGCTGCAGGACGCGCAGCAGCTCCGGGGTCAGGTGGTCCATCTGCTCCCAGAAATGGCCGTTATTGTCCGTGTGGCCGAAGTCGTTGTAGCTGGCCGTGTATTCGTAGTGGTTGCTGAAGGGGATGGACGTCACGATCAGCCCAACGCTGTCGGTCGCCATGCGCCGGGCCTCGTCCACGCAGTCGTTGTTGGCGACGGTCCAGCCCTGGCCGGACACCTCCAGCCGCTCGACGCCGATGGAGCGCGTCAGCGCCTCGACCATGGACAGGCTGTTCAGCCCATGCTGTTTGATGATCTCGCTCATCTGGTCCGCCAATTCGTTATGGCGCGCCCATTTGGCCTGGAGGTCCCGGACGATCTCGCGCTCCGTCTCGGTGTGGATGATGTCGATCTCCACGGTGCGGGGCTGGAGAAAGCGGTGCAGCCGGTGGACGGCCTGGATGAAGTCGTTGAACTTGTGGGAGACGCCGGCGAAGACGGCCCAGGCGCAGTGGCGCTGGAAGTTGCAGCCGCTGCCGGCGATGACGGGCTTGGTGGAGAGCCGGGCGATCCGACCCTCGCTGAAGTCGATGATGGCGGCCTCGCGCTCGTCGAGATCCTGCGTCCCGTAGACGGACCGGAGTTCGTTGGTTGGACGCACCTCAGGAACTTCACAGCCCGGCAATGCTTCCAGAACGAGAAGGCCGCCCTTCGTCCAACCGGCTTTCGTCCAGCCGGCCATCTGGAAGCAGTATCCGGGATTGGCGGACCGCACCTTGCGGGGATCGACGTAGGTGTAGAGCCGTTCGCCCGGCCAACGAGCCCACGCGATTGCCATTGCTTCGCGGATCAGTTCTGACGACGTGCCAGACCCTTCGTTGCGGAAGACCGCGCAGTTGATGCCCTGCTGCCCGGAGTCGTCGATGAACTTCCGCCAGACGAAGAGGGCCTTACGGTCGCGGGAAAGCAGAACCGTCTTGAAGCCGGGGCCAGCGAAGAGGTTGCGCTCGCGACCGTCTGCATACCGATGAGCGGAATAGTGCCGCTCGTAGAGTTCGATGCCGGTCGGATGGCCGTCGCGGAACTCGTCCCACATCCCGAAGGATCGGATCGGCAGAGCCTCCTCGATGGCGCGCCGCTCGGCCTCAAGGTCGTGCCAGATCACGACGTGATCGTCCGGGCGCGCCTCGATCAGGTCGCGCAGCTTGGCGATGCGGGCCGGCAGGGAGTCCCGCCGCTCCTTCGCCTCGCTGGCCAGCCCGACGGCGCCGGCCCGGAACAGGATGCCCTGCCCGTCCCGCTCGTAGCCGGCGGCGGCGATGTCGCTGGGCACCTCGTGCCACCGCACCACCAGCTCGGGCAGGTCATAGCCTTCGTCGCTGAAACCCAGATCCGATGGCCGCTGAAGGAAGATCGCCCAGCTGTGCAGCCAAGCCCAGAACTCCTGCTCCTTGTGCGGGAACAGGGTCAGGTCGTTGGCCTGCTCGCTGTTGCGCTGGAACCATCGCGTCAGAGCCTGCCCGGTGTCCATGATGCCGAGGAAGCCGGCATAGTGGATCAGCTCCTTGTACCGGTTGGGCGACGGGGTGGCGGTCGCGACGAAGCGGAACCGAACCCGGTCGAACAAGGTCAGGAAGGTCTGGTAGGTTTTCGAGCCGAAGGAGCGCAGCACGCTCGCCTCGTCCAGGCTGGCCGCGGTGAACTCGTTCGGGTCGAGCTTGCCGTCCCGGACCGTCTCGTAGTTCGTGATGTAGAGGCCGTTGGCGTCCGCCTCGTCGATGGTGCGGATGAACCGAATGGAGATAATCCGCTCCGGATGCCCGGCCTGCCACCGGCGCAGCGCGGTGCGCTGTTCGTCGGTGAAGGCGGGATCGTCCCCGGTGTTCAGCTTGTGCACGTCCTGCATGAACTCCAGCCGGACGCCAAGCGGGGCGACGACAAGCCCCCGCCCGCCGGCACGGGCCAGGATCAGGCGCAGCACCTCCAGCTGCATGACCGACTTGCCCAGGCCGAACTTGGCGAAGATGGCCCGGCGACCGCCCTGGACAGCCCAACGGACGATCGCGCGCTGATGCGGCTTCAGCAGCGGGTTGATTTCGGCATCGTCCACGGTGAAGCCCATGGCGACGGCCGTCTTGATCTTCCGCTCCAGGAAGGAGCGGTAGGCGTCGGGGACCATCATGTCCGCCTCCGGTCGTTCTGCCGTTCGCGCATGCGGAGGGTCGCGTGATGAACCCATCCCGGATTGAAGCCCCTCACCCGTGCGATGCGGCGAAGGTCCATCTCGTTGGTGGCGATGCGTTCCAGGTCTGAAAGCGTCATGTTGCGGATCATGCTGTCGGCCAGGGTGGACAGCAGCGGCACGGCGGGCCGGTCCCAATAGCGGAACTCGTGGCGACAGCTCGGGCAGAACGGGCCGGGGGCGAAGCGGCGGTGGCACTTCGGGCACCGGATCGTGCGGTGGACCTGCGGGACCAGCCCGCTCTCCAGCGTCCACACCCGATCGGCCTCCGGTAGGCCGTGGAGGTCGACGTTGCCGGCGATGTCGATGATGCAGGCGCGGGTTTTGCCGTGGCAGATGCGCAGGACGCGCCCGACCTGCTGCATGTACTTCAGGACGCTCTTAGTCGGGCGGAGGAGGATCGCGCCGGCGACAACCGGAACGTCGGTCCCCTCGCTGACGATCTCGCAGGAGGTCAGGACCTGATAGCGGCCCGAAGCCAAGCCCTGGATCGCCGCATCGCGGGCGTCGGGGTCCATGTTGCCATCCACCGAGACGGCCTGCCAGCCGGCGGCGCTGAACTGCGCGGCGACATAGCGGGCGTGATCGACAGAGACGCAGAAGGCGATGGCCGGCTCTCCCGGCATCCGGGCGGCATACTGGTTGACCGCGAGCCGAGTCACCGCGTCGTTGTTCATCACCCGTTCGAGGTCGGACGCGACATAGTCGCCCCGGCTGATAGTCACGGACGTCAGGTCGGGGGTCCAAGGCGCCCAGACCTCTGCCAGGCACAGCCACTCGGGGGTCAGTTCGGCCACGGTCGGGCCCCGCACCACCTCATCGAAAAGGGCGCCCAGCGGCTTGCCATCGCCGCGGAAGGGGGTAGCGGAAACGCCGACCCGCTGCGCATTGATCAGCATCTCCAGCAGGGCCTGCCAGCCGGGCGCCACCGTGTGGTGGGCCTCGTCGATGACGACGAGGCGGATCGTGCGCAGCCAGCCGGCCAGCCGCTTCTTGCGGGCTTTCAGCGTGTCGATGGAGCAGACGTGGACCAGCGCGAGGGGGTCCGGATCATGGTCAGGATCAACCACCGAAGCCTTGATGCCGACGCGGGCCAAGGTGCGGACGGACTGGTGCAGAAGCTCGCGGCGGTGGACGAGGAAAACGACGGGCCAGCCGAGGTTGACCACCTCACGGATCACGCCGCGCACCACTACCGCCGTTTTGCCGCCGGCTGTTGGGAGCACATAGAGGGTGCCGAGAACGCCGCGCGCCAAGCACGCCAGGATCTCGTCCGCGTTCTTCTGCTGGTAAGGGCGGAGCTTCATGCGCCCCTCCGTTGGCCGGGCCGGGGCTTGCGGGCGCGCGGAATCCAATCGCTCAGATGCTGCACGGCGTCGGCCGGGACGGCGTCACGGCCGACGCGCTCAACCTCCAGCGACCAGATGCGGTGATCACGCGGCTTACGCGGCATGACCTCGCGCGACGTCAGCACGAGATACGAGGTGCGCGCCCGCGGCCCCTGCGGAACGACGTACGAGCCGGGCAGCGGCTGGACATCGGAATGGTAGGTGATGCGTGGGAGCTTCATGCCGCACCTGCCAGCATCAGCGTCGCCTTGTAGACGGCGACCTCCACCCGCGGGCGGGCCGGATCGACGAACCCTTCCTCGTGCTTCAGCCGAATCTGACGGTCGTTGACGATCAGCCGCTTCTCGACGCGGGCCTTGCGCTCCTCGCCCTTCCCGATCCAGGTCGTGCGGTTCTGCAGGGCGTCGTAAACGAGGCTCCCGTCCAGATCGGGCCGGCGGCTGGCGTAGAAGATGCGCAGGAAGACACCCACGTCCCCGTCGTAGGGTTCTTCCAGCTTCGGGACATGCAGGCCGGCGGTCGATTCGAAGGCGAGCGCCTTGTCGCCCTTGCGCAGAGCCGCGCGCCCACCGAACTGGACGATCTCGCGGCTATTCCCCTTGGCGGCCGGTTCGCCGGGGATGACGAACCGGGCCAAGAAGTCGCCCCAGACCCATTTCTGTTGCGGGGCTGCCATCGGATCAGACCGCCGCGAACATGTTGGAGTCCGTCGGCGCCGGCCGCGGGGCCGACAGCAGGCGTCCCATCGCCAGCGTCTTCGCGACGGTGATCAGCTCGGCGCGCGGCACGTCGCCCAAGCGGTCGGCGAAGTAGCCGTTGATCTGGTTCGCCCAGGTCTCGCCCGAGTTCGGACCCGGCGCGTCGACCAGCGGCTGACGCTCCTTCAGGTCGAACATCACCCACTGGCCGGTGGCGCCGTCCTGCTGCACGCCAACGCGCCCCTGCTCGGGGTCCCAGGCCTCCGGCTCGACCTCGGCGGTGGCCTCCGCCTGCACGGTCTCATCGTCGCCCTGCTGGTCGGTCTCACCCTGTTCATTGGCAGGATCGACGGCCCCGTTCTCCGCATCGACCACGCCCTGGTCATCGAAGTTCGGCTCGGTGGCGTCCGCCTCGCCCTGCCCTTCGGTGCCCGCGGCGGCCTCAGTCGCCTCGCTTCCGGTTTGTTCCTCCACCGGAACCTTCGCGGCCGGGCGCTCGTGCTTCGGTTCGGCCCCGGCCTGCTGGTCTCGGTAGCCGGCCTCGATCTTCGCCTTCGGCTCACCGCGCCGTCCCTTGGTCAGCACCTCCAGCGGCGTGCCCGCGGCGGCACCGTCGAAGCCGAAGAAGTAGGCCTCGATACGCTGCTGCTTCGCGCTACCGGTGAACTTGACCTTCTCGACGGTCGGGGCGGCGGGCGCCTGCTCCTCCGCATCCGGCGCGAACTTGCCCTCGAACACTACGCCGAAGCTGCCCTCCGGATCGGCGAGGCAGGGGTGCACAACGTCACGGATCTGCGCTGGGGACAGCATCTCGTCCGCGGCGGCCTGCGCGGCGTTGAGCGCGTCTGCACAGCGGGCGACCAGCTCGGCATCGGCGTGGCGGAAGACGACGATGCCGCCCTCGTCCCCACACATCACCGCATGGTCGCCTGTCTCCAGGCTCTCACCGGCGAAGAAACGCGACGCCCAAGCGGCACCGGCCACCCGGCCGCGCTCCCACAGCCCATACTCCGGCGTCTCGGCGTCGTGCGGGTTGGCGTCGGGACCGTGCCCTTGCTTGCCGGCCGTCTTGCCGTTGTTGAAGGCGAAGCCCGCGCCTTCGGGCATGGCCTCTGCGGCGACCAGCGGCGGCGGGTCTTCCGAGACCGGCTCGTCGGCGGGCGCCTGGGGCGGGGCCTCGGCCACCGGTGCGTCGGACGAATCGGACTCGTCCGCATCGTCCATTTCGGGCGGCGGAGCCGGCGGTTCGACCTTGGCAAGGTTGTCGCTGGCCTGCTGCAGCGCCTTCTTCACCGCCGGCTTGATGCTGGTGGTGAAGCCGAACAGGTCGAGCTTCACCACATCGCCCAGCAGCGCGTGCATGGCGACGTGGAGCTTCTTGATGCGCTTTTGCCGCTGGGCATCATCGTCCAGGTGACGGATGCCGTGGCAGAGCCGGAAGATGTCGAAGTCGATGCCGGTGGCCTTGATGAGGCCCTTGGCTTCCTTGATCGGCGCGCGGGCGGCTTCCAAGGCCTCCTGCGCATCGACCAGATCGCTCGACGCTTGTCGGAGCGTGTCGGCGACGTCTTCGTCCGCCATGTTGGTGGGGTTGTCCTTGGCCTTGCGTGCCATGGGTGGACTCCGGTTCAGAGGGTGGGGGAACGGAGGCGGGCTGCCTGCATGGCCCACGCCTCATCGACGACCTCAGCCGGCCAGAGGCCGTACTGACCGGGCAGCGCGCGCCCGACCGCGGTCGTCTCCTCGATGATCATCAGTTCGCCCTTCATGCAGGCGATGCGGCGAACGATGCGAACAGGTCGCCCCAGCAGAAGCACGACAGCGCCCAGCGGCGCCTGCACGGCGACCTGCTGGACGATGGCGGTTGGGGCTGGGGCGAAGGGGGTGCGGATCACGTCACCCGACCTTCATTCCGCCACGGCCGAGGCCGGGCGCGGAAACGCGAATGTCTTCCAGGTAGGTGTCGGACTTGGTCCGCCCGTAGACGCGGGCATAGTGGTGCGCGCACCAGGACGAGCCCGGCTGGTGCGGTTCGGCTTGGCAGTAGGACCAGCTATTGCCGGGCTGACCGACCTCGTCTTCGATCCAGCGGCAGCCGTGCGGTTCCTTCGGGTCGAGTGCCGGGGGCTGGTGATCCTGCTCTACGGAGGCCGACTTCGCGCGGCGCCCGTGCGTGATGCGGCGCTTGTGGCCGCCAACGCCGGTGCCCTTCGTGATGCCCAGGCGCTGCGCGCGCCCAGCCACCACATTGCGGGTGGTGCCCAGCGCTTCGGCGGCCTCCTCATATGTCATGCCTTGGTCGATCAGCAGGGCGCGTAGACGGTCCGGGTCGATCTCGGCGGCGAGGCCAGTCCTCAGCTTGCGCGCCGGCCGTTTAGCCGAACCGTCGCTTCCACAGCCGCATCCGACATCTCGCCCTGCGGCGGGATGCCCAGTAGGAAGTGCAGCCGGTCCCGCAGGAAGCCGTTTGCGGCGAACACGCGGGGAACGAGCGGGCACGGCTGCGACAGGCGATCCAGCGCCGCATCCGTCCGCGTCCGCGGGCTGAAGCTGTCCAGCGGGCGCGTCGGCGGCGATTTCATCATGCGGCGCTTCCTTCTGCTGGCTGGCCGGCTCGCGGCCCTGGTCACTCTGCGGCGGGCTGCCCAGGGAATCGGTGGGGGTGGGGCGGCTCGATTGGCCTTGCTGATTCACCGGTTCGACCGCGCCAACGGCCTCTCCGACCTCCCGCAGCGGCGGCACTTCATCGAGCCCTTTCCCGACTATGGAAAGAGGCTGCCCCGTCGCTTCTCCAGGCACGGCTGCGGTTCCGGCATTTTCGCCGCTGGCGTTGCCGCCAGCCTTGGGCGCCCCGGACGGCGCCGTCTGTGCCACGGCGAGCACGCCGCGGATCTCCCGCACCGTCGCGCCGAACCATTGCGCCAGGGTCTGGACCTTTACGCGCTTGTCGGCGTGGTGCTTGATGGTCGCGATCTCGGCGGGGGTGAAGGTCTTCATGGGACGCGTCCTTCGGGAAGAAGGAGGCGGGGCAGCGCTACAGCGCCGGCCCCGCCCAGGTCGCCCGCCCACAGGGAGGAAAAGGGCGGGAAGAGGAATGCTGTCAGGTAGCGGTGTTCACGGCCCGACGGCCGGACCGCAGTCGCGGGAAACCGGCTTCAGCGAAGATTTCACTGAGGCGATAGCGGGATATGCCGTGGCGCTTGGCGATGTTGGCCGCAGTCTCCTTTCCGGAAGCCGCCAAGGCATACAGGTCAGCCACCCGCACAGCGGTATCGTTCGGACCAAGAAAGAAAGTGCGGCCTTCAGCGCTGTGCTTTCGGCGTGCCGGGCGCGGTGATGGATGAGCGCTTTCGGCGTCGGTGGAGGTCATCGCGTTGATCCTGAGATGGTACCCCTTTAGACGTCCATATTGTTTTGCTATGCCAAACCGGTCAACGAGAATCGGTTTGGCATAGGCGGAATTTTCCTATGTTCTGATTTTCCAAACAATGATAGGGTGGCCGCAACTGACCGATCATCATCAAGGATTTCGCCCATGTCCGTCGCCACGCTTGAACAGGCAGACGCACTCTCCAGCAAAGCCTTCGGCATCCGCCTTGAATCGGCACGGATCGCGCTCGGTCTGACTGCAGAGGACATGCAGGAGCTGTTTGGGGTGACGAAGGGCACATACTCCGGATACATCCATGGGCGCTTCTACCCAGGTCCGGACAAGCTATATGCGCTTGTTCAGAAAGGGATATCCGTCGATTGGCTCTATTATGGGATCGACACCGCCCTTACGGTAAAGATGGCGAACGCGCTGTCCGGTGTGTCTGCTGAGGCCGCCGAGCTGATTGCCAACCCGCAGACCGGGCGGCGGAAGGCCAAGTAACCCGACAGACCGTCGATCTCTTAGAAAGCCGCGCCTGGGCAACTGGGCGCGGCTTTTTCGTTTGCACACGCTCTTTCGCGCGAAGCCGCAAACAAGTTTTGCTACGCCAAACTTTTCCGCTTGACGGTTTTGCAATTCCAAACGAACATCTCCTCACAACCGACCGAACGGGGTAGCCCGGCGGCGGTCCTGATGAGGGAAACTGCATGTCCTCCACCGACCACTGCGCCGCCAGCCGCCTGACCCGTTGCATGGGCGCCGCTTCCCTGGTGATCCAGTCTCATCCCGAAGAAGCGGTCACGATGCTGGCCTTCATCGAAGACCCGGCCGGAAAGCAACGGTCGGTGCGCCTCCCCGTCACGCCCGACACCGCCACCAAGCTGCGGATCGAGGCCGACGGCCAGTTCTTCAACACCGCTCAAGACGCGCGCGCTTGGCTCTTTAAGCAGTCGATGGCCCTCGCCTGTCCTGCCGCCAGCAGCCGCAGCGCCGCTTAGCGCCCCCTTCCCGCCTTTTCCTTTCACCCACAGCACCGAACAGGAGCCTGCCCATGAACGCCGTCTCGTCCCGCCGGATCACCACCGAAGCCGCCCCGACCTCCGCCCGCGGTCGCAAGGGACCGAACCCCATCGACGTGCATGTCGGCTCCCGTGTCCGCATTCGCCGGACCCTGCTGGGCATGTCCCAGGAGAAGCTGGGAGAGGCCATCGGCCTGACCTTCCAGCAGGTGCAGAAGTACGAGCGCGGCGCCAACCGCATCGGCGCGTCCCGCCTGTTCGACCTCGGTCGCGTCCTGGACGTGCCGGTGTCCTTCTTCTTCGACGACATGCCGGCGGACGTGGCCACGGCGAAGGTCGAGGACGACGCGGACTCCAGCGGCCAGGACCTCGGCGCCTTCGAGCCGGACCCGATGGCGAAGCGCGAGACGCTGGAGCTGGTGCGCGCCTACTACCGCATCCCCGACGCCACGGTCCGCAAGCGCATGTTCGAGCTGGTCAAGGCCGTCGGCAAGGCCGACGCCGAGCAGCCGGCGGCCTGACCGATGGGCCTCTTCAGCAAACAGGAACGCGACCTTCTGGCCGCTCTGTGCCGGGCCTTTCCCGGCTGGTGGGCGACCGACGAGACCGCCGGGGTCTGAGCCCCCTCAACCCCGGCGCACCGGGGAGCGCCCTTCCCGTCCCTGCGGGCGCTCCCCGGGCCTCCTCCACCTCCCACAAAGAGGCCATTCGCATGTCCACCTGCCGCCAAGCCATTCGCGCCCGCCGCAAGTCCCGCATCGACCCGCGCTATCAGGCGCACCGTGACCGCAAGCGGGTCTTCAAGGGGCACGTCCAGACGAAGAAGAAGGCGTGACCGCCACACATACCCGCGCCCTGGCGCGCTCCAGCCCCTAACGGTCCGGCCGCAGGGGTTTGGGGCCGTAGAGGGGCGTGACGAGGTTCACCACGCCTGCTGGGTGTCGGCGCCGGCTAACCAGCGGAGTTTACCAGTGCGGTAGTGGGAGCGCGGCAGCGCCACCGGACCGCTAGGCCGAAAGGCAAAACTGTGGATGCCCCTCACCCTTCAAACATCCCCAGCACGAGGCCCCCATGAGCAACCCGATCACCTTCCCCTTCAGCATCGGCGACACCGTGAAGATCAAGGCCAGCGGCGAGACCGGCACTGTGCGCGGCCTCAGCATCCTCGCGAGCGGCACCACCTCCGCTCTGGTCCACTACAAGGCCGCCGACGGCCGCGCCCAGGAGTGCTGGTGGGAAACCGACGTGCTCGAAGCCGCCTGATCCGGACGGCAGCCGAACAGCCCCGTGGACGGTGAAAGCCCGTCGCGGGGCTTAAGGGCGTGAGAGAGCCGCAGCGAGTCAGCCCGCCGGGAAAACTGCGGATCGCAGGACCAATGGACGGGCATGTGGCCGGCGTCGGCGCGGAGATAGAAGCCGGCTCTCTCGCCCCCACCGCCAGCAGGGAGGTCGAGATGTCCTTATAGCCACAGCGCCCGCGCCGGGCCGGAACCGGCGCAGCACCCACGGAAACTCATTCATTCGGGTTCGTGTGAGTGCGATTCGCAGGGCCAGCGGGGCGGTCCCATCCACCGCCCCGCCGGTTGCCGAGAGCAGGGGAAACCACCTGCTGTCGCCAGCCGAAATCAGGAGATTTCCCTATGGCATACGATGACGATTACGAAGACGAAGATGGCGCGACCGAGGTCAAGGCGGATGAGCTGCCGAAGGGCGCCATCACGGTCACCATCAACGTCGACCAGTGGCTGAACGGCAGCCTTCAGGACGTGGTGGTCAAGTCGCTGGTGAACAGCCTCCAGAAGCAGATCAGCGGCGCGGTCAAGGAAGCCGTTGAAACGAAGATGCTGGAGCTGGCCGATCAGCAGTTCCAGGCGCTTGCCACCGAGAAGCTGGAAGAGTTCTTCACCAAGGCGCACCGCAAGACGAACGGCTGGGGCGAGCCGACCGGCCAGACCTACAGCGTCCGCGAACTGCTGACCGACCGCTTTCAGCAGTACCTGGGCGAGAAGGTGGACAGCGATGGGCGCCCCAGCAGCTACAGCGGCAGCTTGCCGCGGTCCCAGCACATGCTGAACACCCTCGCCCACAAGCCGCTCCAGGAAGCGCTCAACGAGACGATCAAGGCCTTCTCCACCCAGGCCAAGGCGCAGATCCAGGCGTCGGTCAGCCGGTACATCGCCGAGCAGCTCGCGCCGACCATCAGCGTTCCTGCGATCAAGGGATGACGACGATGGCCTACGCCCCGAAAGACCTCAGCGTCCTGGCCTACACAAACGGCTTCACGCTCTGGCACTACACGACGCAGCACGACCTCCCCCAGGTGGACGAGCCCGGCTATTTCGACGGCGCCGCCGATCTGGTTCACGTCGGCGACCAGATCACGATCAACGCCGGCGGGCGGAACGCCATCCGCTTCGTCGAGGCCGTGGACAGCCGCGCGGGCACCGTCCGCATCGGCAAGCCGGAGTGACGGCAATGCTGATGACCGAGGAAGAGGCACGCACGAAGTGGTGCCCGATGGCGCGGGTCGCCATCCAGAACGTCGCGTCGGACATGGCAGTGCTGACGGGAAGCTCCCCGATCCATCCGGTCGGGAACCGCGCCACGCTGATCGCTGGCCGCGCACGCCAGTGCGACACGGCGACGGGCAGCCGCTGCATCGGATCGGAGTGCATGGCGTGGCGGTGGGTGGGGGATGCGAATCTCTGGGTTTCCGAAACGTGCCCTACCTGCAATGGGAAAGGGACGGTGCCGTTTGCGAGCGGCGGATACGAGGACTGCACCACCTGCGACGGCGATGGCCGCGTCAATGGCAGATTCGAGCCGAACCCGAAGCGTGTCGGCTTCTGCGGCGCCTTCGGCAAGCCGGAGGCCTGACCGCCATGGCCCAGGTCTCCACCCGCGCCACCTTCTTCTGGCTCTGCGCCACGGCCCTCCGCCACGGTGGCCCGGTGGCGAGCAGCTACGTCCGGGACAGCCTCCTCCACATGGCCCAGAACGGCGCCGATCCGCTGATCCAGCGGCGTGCGGCGCTCGCGCTCGGCCTGCAGGCGGGGTGACCAGCCATGGACCCGATCGACGAGGCTGAAGCCGCCGACGACATGGCCCATACCCGCGGACTGGTGAAGGCGCTGGAGCGCTGCGGCTACACCACCGATGCGACGGCGGCGGCCGACCGCTGGGCGGAGCGGGCCGAGCGGTTCCGCAACACGGCCCTGCACATGGCCATCGTCTGCAAGCTGCTGCGCGCCTACCCGAAGTCCTCGCCCTACGACGATCCCGAACTCGGGCGCTCGTACACGCTCCCCGAGGCACGGAAGGAGCTGCATTTCCAGCACGAGCAGCACGTTCGGGCGCGGGAGCAGGAAGCGAACTGGCGCCGGATGGCCGAGCAGGACGCTGAAGCTGAAACCTCCGGCGATAAGGACACTTCCAATGCCCAAGGGTAACCACAAGAACCACGCGCGTGGCAGTCAATCGCACCGCTGGAATGATGGCAAGATGCTCTCGCCGCATGGCTACGTGAAGGTGCGTATCGGGCGCTCACATCCTCTGGCTGACCCGAACGGCTATTGCTACGAGCACAAGCTGGTTGTGGCTGCAGCCGGTATCGCCGTTCCTGACGGACACGTCATCCATCATCGAAACGAGGACAAGACCGACAACAGGTTGGAGAACCTGGAGGTCATCCCCCGCATCGACCACAGCATCCAGCATTCAGGCGGCGCGCTCAGTGACAACGACGTGCGCGCAATCCGAGATGCATATGCTTCTGGCTTCGCCGACACGACGACTCTGGCGGAAAAGTACGGCGTCCCGCACCAGCGGGTCTGGAAAATCGTCAAGGGTATGGTCCGCAAATCCGCTGGCGGCCCGATCTGTAGTGGATCGCTCCGCGGCAAGCACGACGCCCTGCCGACGGTGCGGTCATGACCGGGCGCCCTTCCTCCAATCCGTTCGCCACCGCGAAGCGGAACGCCGCCCCGGACCTGCTGACCGCTCCGCTGGAGCAGGCCTGCACCCTCTTCGCCCGCAAGCCGACGCTGCCGATCGAGGCACGCGATCGGCTCAAGCTCGCCTACGTCGCTGCCCACGGACGCTTCGCGCCGGGCAACCGCGTCGGGTGGATTCTTCGGAAAGGCCGCTGACCATGCCCTCCACCTACGTCATCGAACCCGCCGACGCACAGTTCGACGCCGCGCTGATCCGGCGCAACGGCGCCTCCCTGCTGATCACCGGCCTGAACTGCGACCACCCGGACGGACACAACCGCCTCGCCCAGCTGCTGGTCGACATCCTGGCCCGGCCGGAGATGGATGCGCTGATCGCCGAGGTGCTGGGCGACCGTCCCGCGTCGCCTCGCGAGGACGAGCCCGAGCAGGTGCCCACGGTCGAAATCCTGCATGAATCGCCGCCATGCGCCCTTCTGGCCTATCACGGTCCCAGCGTCTCGGTGGATCTTCTGGACCTAATCGCCCGGCGAGCCGCCGACCGGGAGGGAAAGCTGTTCGGCTGCCTGATGCCGCGGGAACAGAATTCCTTTCTGCAGGAGGCGCAAGAGCGTCTGCAAATCACCGCCGTCTTCACCTACGAGAGTTCTCCTGCCGCCGAGATGATGCCAGCCACCTTTGGCGGCCTCCATCTGCTGATGCGCGCGGCGCGCTCCACCGCATCCTTCCATGACCGCATGGCGCATCGGCTGCGCCAGCTCGTCAGCAAGCTCGATCCGGTGGGCTGAAACATGGCCGAAACGCTCCCCACCATGCCCGCCCTCAAGTGCCCGGACTGCGGCGCGCCGATGCGGCTGCAGCCCACCCCCCGCACCTTCAAGACGCCGAATCCCTTCGTCCACCTGTGCGACCGCCGGGCCGCCGGCTGCGGCGGGCTGATGAGCGCGCACCCCGATGGCACGCCGCAGGGCGCGCCCGTCGCGGCCGAGCTGCGCCGCGCCCGCCGGATGACCCATCAGGTGTTCGACCGGCTGTGGCAGACGGCGCCGCACTATTACCCTGTCGCCGAAACGGGCGCCGCCCGCGTGGCCGCCTTCAAGCGCATCCAGGATGCCGCCCGGAACCGGGCCTACTCCTACGTCGCCGCGCATCTCGGCATGAGCCGGGATGCCTGCCACATCGGCAAGATCACCGACATCGAAACGCTGCGCGCCTTCTACGGCATCGCCCGGCGCGCCACGCCCCTGATCGTTCGCGACTGGTGGAAGAAGCTGCAGGCGGAGGAGGCGAAGTTGAAGCCGATCCCCCCTGACGCGCTTCCAGCAATGGTCGGCCAGCCCATCCGCCTGAAGGGCGCCGGGACCTGGATCCTCGAACGGATCAAGGGCGACACGCTGTTCCTGCGCTCCCCCAACAACAACCGCAAGCGGATGGCCTGCGCCAATCAGGCGCTGTACCCGCACGCGGCCCAGCCCTCCGAGGCCCCATGACCACCTCCACCATCACCAAGCCCGGCGTCTACCAGCTCGACGCCGAGGTCTACCACGGCAATTGCACCCCCACCCCTGCCCTGTCCGCCGGGTTCGCCTGGAACATGCTGAAGGACGGTGGCTGCCCGGCCAAGGCGTGGTTCAACAGCTCGCTGAACCCCGACTACGCGCCGGAGGACAAGAAGGAATTCGACATCGGCAAGGCCGCCCACCTCCTGTTCCTGGAGCCGGACTCCTTCGATGTCAGCGTGTCGGTGATCGACGCCGCCGACTATCGCACCAAGGCGGCCCAGAACGCCCGGGACGATGCTCGAAACGCCGGGAGGATCCCGCTCCTGATCCATCAGGCCGAGATGATCGCAGGCATGCGCCGCGCCATGCGCAACGAGATTCCGGACCTGCCCTTCTCGACCGCGCCCAAGTTCGCCGATGATGCCTTCTCCGGCGGGCAGGCCGAACAGTCCTATTTTTGGCGAGACGAGCGGTTCGGCATCTGGTGCAAGTGCCGACCCGACTACGTCAAGCCCGGCCATGTCGTGGACTACAAGACCTCCACGACCGCCGACCCGGCCGACCTGAAGCGCGTCGCCGCCAACATGGGCTGGCACGTCCGCGCCGCGCACTATCTCGAAGGCCACAAGGCCCTGACCGGCGAGAACGCGACCTATTGGTACGTCGTCCAGGAGAAGGACCCGCCGTATCTGACGACGGTCGGCAAGGTCGCGGGCGCCGCCCTGGAGTGGGGCCGCATCATGCTCCCCGCGGCGCGCGCCGTCTTCGCCGGATGCCTCCGCTCCAACCGCTGGCCGTCCTACTCGGAAGACGCCGTGCTGGTGGAGCTTCCGGCTTGGGCCGAGCGCCAGCTTCAGGACCGGCACGACGCCGGCGAATTCGACCCCTCCCGCTATTTCGACCTCGCGCGCGCCTGGCAGGCGCCGCTCTGAAGGATTCCCGTCATGAAGATCATCAGCCTCGAAGCCGAGAACCTGAAGCGCATCAAGGTGGTGCAGATCACCCCGACGGGGCCGCTCGTGCAGATCACCGGCAAGAACGCGGCGGGGAAAAGCACCGTTCTGGACGCCATCTGGTGGGCGCTGGACGGCGGGAAGAACATCCAGTCCCGTCCGATCCGGGATGGGGAAACCGAAGCCCGCGTGCGGCTGGACCTCGGCGAGATCATCGTCACGAGGAAGTGGAAGCGCCGGGAGGCCGGCGACGTCACCACCTCCATCACCGTCGAGGCGGCGAACGGCGCGCGCTTCCCGTCGCCCCAGCGGATGCTGGACGACCTGCTGGGCAGCCTGACATTCGACCCGCTGGCCTTCAGCCGCATGGACCCGAAGAAGCAGCTGGAGCAGTTGCGCGGGCTGGTGAAGCTGGACGTGGACGTGGATGCGCTGGACGCGGCCAACCGGGCGGATTTTGAAAAGCGCACCGACGCGAACCGGCGGGCCAAGACGCTCCGGACCCAGGCTGCCGCCATCGCGGTTCCAGACGACCTTCCCGAGCAGCCGGTCGACGTCGCGGCGCTGATGGACCGCATGACCAAGGCCGCCGACCACAACGCTTCTATCGAGCGGCGCCGCGCCAACCGTGAGCGTGTCGGAGACGAACTGTCCGAGCTGTCCGCCGAAGCCCAAGAAATCGAATCCTCCATCAGCCCTGCGCTCTCGGCGATCCGGTCGAAGGCCACCACCGAGCGGACCCGCCTCCGCGACGAGATCGCCCGGCTCCAGCTTCAGATCGAGCAACTGGACCTCGACGAAGCGGCCGATCTGGATGCCACCGAGAAGCGCCTGCGCGATCAGGTCGCCGAGAAGCGTGGTCAGGCGAACGAGCGTGCAGACAAGCTGGCCAACGCCGAGCCCCTGCCCGATCCCGAGGACGTCGCCATCCTGCGCGGCGAGATCGACAGCGCCAACGCCATCAACGACGGGATCAAGCTGCGCGACCGGCGCATCGCCCTGGAGAAGGAAGCCGCTGCCGCGGAATCCGAGAGCAAAGCGCTCACCGACTACATGGCCGATCGTGAGCGGGAGAAAGCCGAGGCAATCGCCGCCGCCAAGATGCCCATTCCCGGCCTGTCCTTCGGCGACAGCATGGTCCTGTTCAACGGCATTCCCTTCGACCAAGCCAGCAGCGCCGAGCAGCTGCGGGTGTCGGTGGCCATCGCCATGGCGACCAACCCCAAGCTTCGTGTTCTGCGGATCAAGGACGGATCTCTGCTCGATGAGGACGGCCTGCAGATGCTGTCCGAGATGGCGGATGCCAGCGACTACCAGGTCTGGGTGGAGCGCGTGGACAGCTCCGGCAAGGTCGGCGTGGTGATGGAGGACGGCACCGTCGCGACCGTGCCGTCCGGGTCGGCTCCGGCCGGCGACCTGTTCGCGGCGCAGTGAGGGAGGCGACGATGGGATTGCTCAACATCGTCCCGGCCAACCGCGCCGGTATGCGCTTCCTGATCTCACTCTATGGCCTGTCCGAAACCGGCAAGACACTCTCCGCGCTACGGCTGGCCGCGGGCATGGAGCCCGACCCGGCCAAGCGGATGCTGCTGGACACCGAGGGCGGGCAGCGTGGGCGGGCCTACGTGGACAAGATTCCCGGCGGTTACATGTACGCCTCCCTCACGCCTCCGTTCACGCCCGACCGCTACATCGAAGCGCTGAACGAGATCGAGGCGGCCGGCATCAACGTCCTGGTGATCGACAGCATCAGCCACGTCTGGTTCGCTGAAGGTGGCGTCCTCGATATGGTCGAGACCGCGACCGAGCGTAACGACATAGCGAAATGGGCCAAGCCCAAACGCCGCCTCGGCAAGATGACCAACCGCCTGCTGCGCTCCGACATGCACATCATCCTGTGCGCCCGTGCCAAGCAGCCGCTGGTCGAAGAGATTGTCGACGGTCGCAAGAAGCTCATCCCCGGTCCTGTCGTTCCGGTGCAGGAGAAAACGCTGCGCTACGACATGACCGTCATGGGCCAGATGCTGGGCGACGGCAAATTCACGGTCACCGCGCCGGCCGGTAAATGCCCGGGTCCGCTGCGCGAGGTCTTCGCCGCCGGCGAGGTCATGACCGAGGAGATGGGCAAGCGCCTGATCGCGTGGCTCGGTGGCGCTGACCTGCGAAGCACTGAGCAGCGCAAGCTGGAGGTCGACGCGACCGCTGCAGCCGAGGAAGGTGCGCAGAGCTTCCGGGAGTTCTGGAGCGAACTCAGCTCCGATCAGCGGAATCTGCTGAAGCCCAAGATGGAGAATTACGCCTCCATCGCCAAGGCCGCCGACGCCGAACGCGAACGCGTCGAGCAGGAGCGGCGCGACCAGCAGAACCTCGACAACCCGTTCGGCGCGCAGGCCCAGCAGCAGGACGCGGCTCCGCCCGACGATAAGCCCCTCACCCCGGCGGATGAAGCCTTCAACGAGGCCTTGGACGCGGCCAAGCAGGGCTCCGCCGCTCTGCGCGCGTGGTGGGATGGCCCTGCCGGCAAAGCGTCCGCGCTGGGCAGCGACACGGCCAAGAAAATCCTGATCAGCGCCCGCAAGCGCGAACTCGACGAGATCGCGGCGAAGGCCGATGCGAATGGAGAGTTCTGATGGACACCACCTCCAGCACACCCGCGACCGCCGTCCCGGCCGCCGAATGGGCGAAGGTCGAGTTGCTCGGCCATCGCTCCCGCTACGGCCTGGCACGCGAGGTCGAGCGGTTCGGCGTCAAGATGCTGCGGATCGACGTGTTCGGTCCGGGCGCCGACACCCCGATCCTGACCGAGTTCTATCCGGGCTCGTCCCTCTTCGGCTACCGGCCCTGCACCGAGGAATGCGCCAGGACCTGGGCCAGCGACCGCTGGAACCTGCCGGAGGAGGTCCGCCCGGCCCTGCCCGGCCCCGAGACGACGGTAATCGACGGCGACGATCCCGACTTCGCCGATGTCGGCGGCGAATGGATCGAACCCGCTCCCAACCACGCCCAAGACTGAAGGTGCCGATGATGATGGACGAACTGACCCACCGCACCGGCATCACCAAGACCGGGCGGCTGATCGAAAGCTCCTTTCCGCCTGCGCCGCAGCAGCGGCACACCAACCGCCACGTCCGCGCCTGCGCCACCATGGCCCCGCCGCCCGGCCCGCAGACTGTCGAGGAACTGATCACCGCCGACGGCCGCGTCGCCTTCCCCGACATCGTGCAGTACCGGCTGAAGCGCTGGGACCCGGCGGCGCAGGCCTACATGCCGGCGGAACTGGTAGACCTGCCACCGACCTTCGAGACGCACCCGGACGAACACGCCCACGAACTCGCGCGGAAAGCTGGCCAGCAGCCTCGCCCGGCCACCCTGCCCTATCTGGCGGTGGTGTACGACCTGGACGCCTACGACTCGCTGAAGGCCACGGGCGTCCTGCATGCCGCGCACATGACGTCGCCGATGGACGAGCGCGTGGCGGTGGACAACCGCACTGCGCCGGGGGCGTGACGAGCTATGCCCAATCGTCCTTTTTCGCCCGACGCCAAGCCCCTGAATTCGGCTGCCATCGGCCACCGCACCTGGACCGACGCCGAGTACCGCATCATCACCACAAAGGGGTGGGTGACAGTCTCCGGTCAGACCCGCGGCTTCTTCGGCGTCCACCATGACCAGGATACCTGGCGGCATGTGCTGACCCACCTGCCGACCGGCGTGTCGCTGGGCGGCGCCCTGGTGCCGGAAGCTCCCCGGCGCGCCGCGACCGCGGTCAAGAACATGTGGGACTGGCGCTTCACCGACTACAGCGGGCAGCCGACGGCGGAGTCCATGATGGCGATCCGAATCGTCCTGAAGAGCCACGGCCTGACCCACCCCGACAACGCGCCGCGATGGAACGGCCCGGACGTGATCGAGCGGCTGGCGGCTGGTCAGCTTGAAACGGTGGAGGGCTGAACAATGCTGAAGCTGCGCATCGAGAACGAGCCGGGCGGCTTCTGGCTCTGGCTGTGCCGGTTCTCCTACCGTCGCGTCAAAGCCATGGCGTGGGAGAAGATCCCGGTCGGTCTGCCTGGCATGCGGGACCCGCACGCGCCGTGCATCGCTTACGCCCCTCGCCTCCGCCTCAAAGGCGAGATCGGTGAGTGCCTGTCGGACGGACACTACCAGTGCGCTGACTGCGCACACCTGAAGCGCTGCCCGGACTGCGGTGACCGGGTAAGCAACTGCGAATGTGACGACAACAGCCGAACCGATGCTCCCACCAGAGAGGCGCTTTGATGAACAGCAGCCTAGGCCATAACACGCTTTCGCGTTGTTCGATTGGGAGGCTCGACCGAGGCCACGGCATACTCAAAATGCAGGATTGCCTCACCCAGAGCCTCGTTGATGTCCTTGCCATCCGCGCCATGATGGATACGTCGATGGCAGGTTGGGCATACCCCAGCAACGTAGCGAGGATCGTCTGGACCACCGTCGCTCACGCGTCGGATGTGATGTGGCTCCAGGTATGGTTCACCATTAGCTCGCATGAATGGAGCAGGCGACTTGCAGCACTCGCAGATGCCGGCGGCACGCGCGAGCACATATCGGCGCACCACCTCGCTGCGCTGGTAAACACGCCGCCGAGCGCCTTCGGCTGGCTCCTCTTCACCAGTAGACGCAGCTTCCATTGCGGCACTCCTAAGTGCAGCCAGATCGAGCCCACTGGCGCTGTGGTCACCCTCCGTTTCCGCAGCGTCAGCCTCCTGGAGCCCCTCCACCGGAACCAGGTTGAAGACGATCCCACTCCTCATGTTCCCACGACGATCTGGTGTCGGTTCTCTGGTTGTGCTCACACAGACGAATTGGCCGAGAAACCTCAGCATCCCAGAACGATGCTGCTTCTGGAAAAGGAGCAAATCCTCTCCCTCGGCGACATGATCGCGGATGGCTTTGTTCCCAGAGGTGAAGGTCATATCGCCTTCCTGGCCTTCGCCGAAGTAGCGGAAAACCTGGCCATCTTGGGTCCAACCATCGAGATAGCCGTGCTGGACGCCGCTTACCCCGGTGATCGCAAATATGACTGGGTACTTCGACGGCGTAATGATGCCGCCCTGGCGTTGACCGCCGTAGGGATCATGGAGATCGCGCCGGCGATTGTAACGACGATCACGGACGAAGTTCCCAAAGGTCATGTACGAAGCCTAGAACTTGGATTGTGCGGACACGCCTCCTCTACCATCCCGTGTTGCGCTGGGGTCCGCAAGCAGGAATGTACCAGACCCCTCATAGTGCAACTCGACCACTGGGCCATTGCCTGGAGCCTTGTCGCGCCCCATAGGGCACAGGCGCAGATCAACCATGGCCAGACCCTGGAACGGCTGGCCGAGCGCGGCAGCCTCGCCCCCTGCGAGCTGCTGGCCGTGCTGGAGGATCGTCCTCATCGCCGAATGCACCTGGAAGACGCCATCCGGCAGATCCGGGGGCTGATCGAGGCGTTCGAGTTGGGCGCGGCGAGCGTCGGGGGCGGCGCCGAGCAAATGGAGGACGCCGATGCGTGACGTCCCGATCATCTTCAGCGCGCCGATGGTCCGCGCGCTCCTCGACGGCAGGAAAACGCAGACGCGCCGCCTCGCCACATCGCCGCTCGCCAAGGTCCAGCCGGGCGACCGGCTGTGGGTGCGGGAGAACTTCGCCACCTCTGACGCCTACGGCGATCCGGCCATTCTTGGCGTTGAATATGCTGCCGACGGATCGACACTGGCCTATGCCAACGGCGAACTGCACTACAAGGAGCACGGCTGCGCCCAATACCCCGGCCCGTGGAAACCCTCCATCCACATGCCCCGCTGGGCCAGCCGGCTCACGCTGGTGGTGGAGAGCATGAAGGTCCAGCGGTTGCAGGACATCAGCGAGGAAGACGCGCGGGCGGAAGGGGCGACGCAGCGCGACACCGGTTTCCGCGAATGCCAGATGTCGGTCGATGGTGGCCAGACATTCCAGACCGCACGTTGGCCTGCTGACTCTTGGCCCATGAATTGGGAGGAAGCCGAGCACAGAGCCCGCACCAGCCCGTACGCCAAGCGCCTCGCGGACTGCGCCCTCGGCTCTGCGCGCATGGCATTCGCCAACTATTGGCGGCGCCTGCACGGAGATGACGCCTGGGCTGCTAACCCGTTCGTCGTCGCCCTGACCTTCACCGTCCACCGCTCGAACATCGACAAGCTGGAGGCGCGGGAGGTGGCGATTGGCTGAACCCCAGCCTCATCACTCTGAACCGCCCAAACCTCATCTCATAGAGACCAGATCATGAACCACATCACCCCCCTGAATTTCGAGGGAATGACCGTTCGCATCATCGCCATGGACGGGTCGCCAAGATTCGTGCTGGCCGACGTGTGCCACGTTCTGGAGATCGGCAACAACCGTGACGCCGCCAGCCGTCTGGACGATGACGAGAAGGGTGTCGGTATTATCGACACCCCTGGCGGCGAACAGCAGTTGACCATCATTAACGAGTCAGGCCTCTACAGCCTGATCCTGACCAGCCGCAAGCCTGCGGCGAAGCGGTTCAAGAAGTGGGTGACCGCCAAAGTCCTGCCGTCCATCCGCAAGACCGGCTCCTACACCATGGGAGCGAAGGACGAGACGGACTCTGCGCCGGCAGAGCAGCCCTTCCATCAGCGTCTCGGCGCCGTTCGCACCGGCACCCACCTTTGGGGCAAGGAGGCCGGAAGGCAGTTTTGGGTCGAGATGAACCTTCCCATCGTGCCGGGCATGCGCCTTCCGCCGCGGCAGCGCGACCTGTTCAGGAAGCCTTCGGAGGAAGGTGGGAAGGGCGAAGACGATCCGGAAAAGGGCGATGGTGGCGGGAGTGACGGCGATGCGTGACGCTCAGGATTGCGGCCCCGTACGCTTGGCCGCGGCGCCGTGGGAGAACCTGCAGCCGCTGGTGGGGGTGTAGATGGACCACCCCGGGGCCGAGCGTATCCGCGCCGATCGCGTCGCCGCCATCACCGGCCTATCCAAACGCTCTGTGCAGCTGCTCGCCAAACAGGGCAAAATCCCCAGTGCCGCACAACTCGTCGAAGGGGGTACCTGGACCTTCGTCGAGTCTGAGGTGCGGCGTTGGATTAAACTTCGTGAGGATGCTACGACATGCCTAAGCAGCCAACGGCTGCCGACGACAGGAACCTATACCAAGTCGACGGGACTTGGTACCTCAGGCTCAAGATCGATGGCCAGCCAATACGAGAAAGTCTACGAACAAAGGATCAAGCGGAAGCGGTCTCCCGCCGCGACCGTCGCTTAGCGGAGCTGCGCGGCCACCTCCACTCCTGGCCCGAGGCGGTGGGCAAATGGCTGAAGGAGTACCTGCCCGACAACGTCGACGACACGACGGCACAGCGCTATGCCGTCTCCATAGGCCAGATCGCGGCGGCTGTCGTCACCGATTCGACGGCGGGCAAGCGCGTGCCTCTGGAGGAACTGCCGGTCGAGCGAATCGCCCATAAGACGATCGGCGAGATCGTAACTTGGTCGAAGCAGCGTCGGGCCGCGACGAACGCGACCCTGCGTCGCGACCTGACGGCCCTGTCGAGCGTTCTGCATGCCTGCGTCGGCTGGGGTTGGCGCGACGACAACCCGGCCCGGACTTGGGATCGGTCGCACATCAAAGAGCGGCGGGAGCCCATCACCTTGCCGACCGCGGCCGAGATCGAGCGGTACTGCGCCAACGTGAAGCCAACGTGGGCCGCCCTGATTCGCTTCCTTGCCGCCACCGGCATGCGGGAAGCGGAGGCGGTCGGCCTAACACGCCCACAGATCGCCACCGACGGGTCCAGCATCATCCTCACCAGGACGAAGGGTCGGCGCGCGAGGGTGGTTCCCTTGAGCCATCAGGCCGGTGTCATACTGGGTGTCATACCCCACCACATCAAATCCCAGTACGTTTTCTGGCACGACGACGGCCAGCCGTTCCGAAACGTAGCGTCCCGCCATATCCAAATCCGGAACAGGATCAACGCAGCAGCCAAAAAAGCTGATAAGGGCTTGGAACCACTGTCGTTTCGCCTGCACGACCTACGGCACCTCTTCGCGGTGAACTACCTGCGCGACGGGGGGAGCATCTACGATTTGCAGCTTATCCTCGGCCATTCATCAGTGAAGGTGACCGAGATGTACCTCGACTATGTCGACCCTGCGACCCGGCAACGGGTGATGCGCATCGGGGGAGGGGTGTCACAGAAGTTGGCATAG